CGCGGCGTTGCCATGCATCCAGAAGTAGATATGGCGATAGAAGAGATTGTCAACGAAAGTATCTCGACTAGTGATGATACTTCATCTGTTGAGATTTCGCTTGACGAAATTGAAGCACCCGATAAAATTAAAGATCAGATTCGTGAGGAGTTTGAAAATATTGTATCAATGCTCAAATTCAACGAACTTGGTCACGATATATTTCGCTCTTGGTATGTAGATGGCAGAATCTATTATCACTTGCTTGTCAATGAATCGAATGTTAAAGCGGGCGTTCAAGAGATACGAAATATCGACAGCGCAAAAGTGCGCAAAGTTAAAGAAGTTAAATATAAGAAAGATCCTACCACAGGAGTTAAACTGGTCGAGAAAGTAGAAGAGTACTATATCTTCGAAGACAAACCAGGAGCACAGAACTCTGGTGTGAAACTTTCTCCAGATTCTATCTGCTACATAACATCTGGTCTCTTAGACGAGACAAAAAAGAAAGTTGTTTCTTACTTACACAAATCATTAAAACCCATCAATCAATTGCGTATGATGGAAGATAGTCTTGTGATCTATCGTCTTGCCCGAGCGCCCGAGCGTCGAATATTCTATATCGACGTCGGTAACTTACCGCGAGGCAAAGCAGAACAGTACATGAAAGACATAATGACTAACTATAGAAACAAGTTGGTATATGATGCTTCTACCGGTTTAATTAAAGATGATCGTAAGCATATGTCGATGCTCGAAGACTTCTGGTTGCCTCGTCGGGAGAATGGTAAGGGAACTGAGATCACTACATTGCCTGGCGGAGAGAATCTTGGTCAGATAGACGATATTATTTACTTTCAAAAGCGTCTATATCGCGCATTGAACGTTCCTGTCAATCGGTTAGAACAAGAATCGCAGTTTTCTCTGGGTAGATCTACTGAAATATCACGAGACGAAGTTAAGTTCCAGAAGTTTATTGATCGGCTTCGTCGTAGATTCTCACAGATGTTCTTACATATTCTGCGCAAGCAGTTATTGCTCAAGGGCATTATTACTGAACAGGATTGGGAAGAGTGGAAAGATGATATCTTTGTCGATTTTATTAAAGATAACTATTTTACTGAACTCAAAGATATGGAAATCTTGCGAGAGCGTATTGGTCTGATGAATGAAGTCACTCAATATGTAGGAGAGTATTTATCTAAAGATTGGGTGATGCGTAATGTTATGCAATTTACAGACGACGATATCAAGAACATGCAGAAAGATATTTCGGCTGAGCTTTCATCAGGAGAAATTGATGAACCAGACGAAAAGGATGAAAAGGATAAAGAACCGTTAGATAAAAAAGTGATAGATAAAACACCAAAATAATTTATTTTAGACCATGGAGATAATTATGGCAGACGAAGATGTAATCATCGATGAAATTGAAGCAGAACCTATTCAAACAGCATCTAATGCAATTGATGATTTGATACAGCATATCAGAGATCAAGACTATGTTTCAGCGGAATCCGGATTTAATGATATTATAGGTGATCGATTACAAGATACACTGGATCAAGCAAGAATTAAGATCTCGGATGAGATTTTCGATGCACAACAAGATATTGAAGACGACGATATCGAAGATGATCTTGACGATGAAGATTATGAAGACGACGATATCGAAGTTGATCTGGATGATGAAGATCTAGAAGTGTAAACTTTAAAATGTATAAATAAATGATAGTAGATAAAAACATTGAGAAAGAGATAGACTCTGCTGCGACGGCACATCTTTATTATGTGATGAAGCACAAATTAATATTTTGTGAACCACATAATTTTAGTACCGTACAGTATATGAATTCGAAGAATGTGCGGAATCAGGTCAAGTTTAACGATCTTCTATATAAAAGAATTTTTAGTTTATATAAAGAGGGTGTGTTCTTAGATCTTGGTGTAGGTCCTGGATTTCTTGAATTTATAAATATAAAGAATAGTAGAAAGCTCCAGCTGTCTACAGTGGAGTGGGAAACTCAAGTAGATTGTTTTAAATCTATAAGAAATTCCTTTGGAGTAGTTGTTAACTACTTATGTTCCGATATTTTATCGGATGATTTTAAGATACATGAATGTGAAACATATTACGACTATGTGATATTGCAAAGGTTCTTTCCAGTCTATAAGACACCTAGTCTGGAAAGAACAGAGTTGGTATTGAAAAAACTTGTACCCTATGCAAAATATGCGTTGGTGGTAGAATCTGACAGTAATTGGTCAGAAGAACAATATGAGTACATTCTCAATATTACAGAGACGAGAACAAAGGTATTCGGTGAGTGGAATATTTTTAAGATAAACTTGGAACAGTTTAAATGAAAACATTTGCACAGATTAGAGAAGCAAAGGCAATGCCTAAGGGAGATCACGTCTTTGATAAACTAGTCGGTAAGGTGAAAGTAATGATTCACAAGGATACCAAAGGTTTCACTGTTTATATTGACGGTGATAAATTAGATACCTACAAGTCTCAAAAAGAAGCAGAGAAAGTAGGAATCGCATTCGCCAAGGAAATGTAAGACATGAAATTAATCACAGAATATACTGAAAACGATAGTCTAAAATGTCTAATCGAGAAGAAAGAAGATGGCGAAAAGAAGTATGTCATCGAAGGAGTCTTCATGCAAGCAGAATCAAAGAATCGCAATGGGCGTATTTATCCCAAGTCGATTATGGAACGTGCTGTTACTAAGTACGTTACAGAACAAGTAAGTAAGAAGAGAGCGGTGGGTGAGTTAAACCACCCCGAAGGTCCTACTGTAAATCTTGATAAAGTTTCGCATCTCATCACTGCACTCCAATGGGAAGGCAATGATGTGGTCGGAAAGGCACAAATATTGGATACTCCGATGGGTAGGATTGTAAAAGGTCTTCTTGAAGGTGGTGTTCAACTAGGAGTGTCAACTCGTGGTATGGGTAGTCTTGAGAATAGAAATGGCGTTATGTACGTTAAAGACGACTTTATTTTAAATACAGTCGATATCGTACAAGATCCTTCCGCACCATCTGCATTTGTAAATGGTATTATGGAAGGTGTCGATTGGGTATGGAACAATGGCGTTATTGAATCTCAAGTAATTGAAAAAATGGAGACTGAAATTAAAACCGCTCCGATAAAGCATCTCTACGAGACGCAGGTTCGCGAGTACAAAAATTTCCTCTCGTTACTCAAATCGAATAACTAAGGAGTATACACATGTCAGAAGATATGAAAGTAGCACTTCCTGTTGATGAGGATAACTCAATCGAGGAAGCAAGTGCTCAACAAATGCCTGTAGGCACCGAAGCAGACGCGGTCGCGTCCGTAGATAAAGCAGCTAATGCAACTAAAAAGGCAGCTGCGCCAAAAACGAAAGCAGGGATTCTTAATGCTATGTATGGCAAACTGTCTGGTATGAAAAAAGACCAGTTGAATGCTATGTACAGTAAGATGTCTGAAGATTTAGATCTAGAAGTTGACGATGCAGTTGAACTGCCTGAGTACACTTATAGCGAAGAATTAGCAGATTTGGTTGAATCCGAAAACACTTTGTCTAATGAGTTTAAAGCGAAAACTGCTGTACTTTTTGAAACTGCCGTTCGTTCCAAACTTTCAGAAGAAATCGAAAGACTGGAAAATGAATACCAATCACGACTTGACGAAGAACTCGAGGCAACTCGTAGTGACCTAGTTGAGAAAGTTGATTCATATCTTAACTATGTAGTTGAGAACTGGATGACTGAGAACAAACTCGCAGTCGAGTCTGGTCTACGTACTGAAATCGCTGAAACTTTCATGGGTAAGTTGAAAGACTTGTTCGTTGAATCTTACATCGAAGTACCTGAGTCCAAAGTGAATCTTGTCGATGAACTAGCAGAACAAGTTGAGGAACTTGAAGAAAAACTCAATGCGCAAACTGGTTCTATTATCACCATGACTGAGGAAATTGAGATTTATAAGCGTGACGCGATTATTCGTGAATCTGCTCGGGATCTCGCTGAAACTCAAGTAGCAAAGTTGAAGTCTTTAGTTGAATCATTGGATTTTGAAGATGAAGAGTCTTTTGCACAGAAGGTTAAAACTGTCAAAGAGTCCTATTTCAAGAAGTCTGTTGTTCAAGAAGAAGAAATCAATGAAGACTGGAGCGCCGAAGCTGCTGCACCTGTAGAAGGTTCAGCGATGGATGCGTATCTTCGTGCAATTAAAAAATCATCTAAGCAATAATTTAATCTAGGAGTATTAACATGCAATCTTACGACACATTAATCGAGAAATGGAGTCCCGTTCTCGAAGAAACTTCTGCCGGCGTGATCAAAGATCATCACCGTAAAGCAGTAACTGCCGCTATTCTTGAGAATCAAGAGCGTGCCTTCCGTGAAGAAGCAAACATGCTTGCTGAATCACCCACTAACTCAACTGTTTCTGCAACTGCAAGCGGTGCTGCTAACTGGAATCCAGTTCTTATCGCCCTCGTTCGTCGCGCTATGCCTAATCTGATGGCATACGACCTTGCTGGCGTTCAGCCTATGACTGGTCCTACTGGTTTGATCTTCGCTATGAAGTCACGCTACAAGACTACTCGTGGTGGTGCAACTGCTGATACTGAAGCATTGTTCAACGAAGCTCAAACTGGTTTCTCTGGCGACTCTTCAACTAGCAACGGTTCACGTGGTCCTTCTGGTTTGGTTGGTGCAACTGACACTGATGCTGACTCAAGCATCGTCGACTCTGGCGATGTTTATGTTCCTGGTGTTGGTACTGGTATGTCTACAGCAGAAGCAGAAGCACTCGGTTCTAGCGGTGCTGCATTTGCTGAAATGGGTTTCACCATTGAGAAAGCAACTGTAACTGCTAAGTCACGCGCTCTGAAAGCAGAATACTCTTTGGAACTGGCACAAGACCTTAAAGCAATTCATGGTCTGGACGCTGAAACTGAATTGGCAAACATTCTGTCTACAGAAATTCTTGCTGAAATCAACCGTGAAATCGTTCGTACTATCAATAGTCAAGCGAAAATCGGTGCTACCACTTCTAACGTTCAAACTCATGGTATCTTTGACTTGTCAACTGATGCTGATGGTCGTTGGTCTGTTGAGAAGTTCAAGGGTCTGCTGGTTCAAATCGAACGTGAAGCAAACACCATTGCTAAAGAAACTCGTCGTGGTAAGGGTAACGTAATAATCTGTTCTTCTGACGTTGCAACTGCTCTTGTTGCCGCTGGAATGCTCGATTATTCACCTGCTATCTCTGCCAACCTTAACGTCGATGATACAGGCAATACCTTTGCTGGTGTTCTGAACGGTCGTACTAAAGTGTACATCGATCCGTATGCTGTTGCTGACTACGTAACTGTTGGTTATAAGGGTACTAATCCTTATGATGCTGGCGTATTCTACTGCCCATACGTACCTCTGCAAATGGTTCGCGCTGTTGGCGAAAACGACTTCCAACCACGTATCGGGTTTAAGACTCGTTACGGTATGGCTTCAAACCCATTCGTTGGTGATACTGCTGCTGATGGTCTTGCTACTGCACGTACCAATCAATATTATCGTATCTTCCGAGTTGATAATATCTTAGCATAATAATAAACCACAGTGATTGTGGTATGTTAGAAGTAAAATTGGGGTGGCAGAAATGTCACCCTTTTTTTATTCTTCGTTTATCATTTTATCTTATCTTTCCTATAAGATATCCTAGTATGAATCCTATTATGAAATAAATCATTTTTTCTTCCTGTAATCATCTATTGCCGACTTAATAGCATCTTCCGCTAATACGCTACAATGAATCTTTACTGGTGGGAGGGCTAGTTCTTCTGCGATCTCCGTATTTCTTATTGTGTATGCAGACTCCAAAGTCCTTCCCTTGACCCATTCTGTCAGTAGAGAGCTTGAAGCAATAGCGCTTCCGCATCCATATGTTTTGAATTTAGCGTCAGTGATGATACCTTCCTCAACCATAATCTGAAGTCTCATTACGTCACCACAAGCAGGTGCTCCTACCATACCCGTACCTACATTAGGATTCGTATCGTCCAGCTTGCCGACGTTACGTGGATTGTCGTAGTGATCCATTACCTTATCGCTATATGCCATTTAAGTACCATTAATTATTGCTGCTGTGTCACTATTTATATTATATAAATAAACAAATACACTGGAGTATTTTAATGGCTGATTTTACTTGTGACACAAACTTTCTTTCACCTTCGGGATTCAAGATCACGATCTCTCGCAAGAATTTTCCTAACATAACATTCTTTGCGCAACAAGTGCAACATCCAAGTATGGAAGTAAATGCTGTTGAGCAACCATTTCGAAGAATAGCGTCTGTACCATTTATAGGTGATACCGTTCAGTTTGGCAACGTGTCTATGGATGTTATACTTGACGAAGGAATGAATGTATATCAAGAGCTGTTTGACTGGTTAGAGCGAATGGTTGAAGTGAAACATAGACCTAATAGTGGAAGTCTATATAATAGTGATAATCAGATCTCTCATTATTGCGATATTAGGATTTCTATATTAAATTCCGCTAACAATGTTGTTCGCGAGATAAAGTATGTTAACGCATTCCCAACATCACTGGGTGATATAACATTCGCTGCTACACAAGATCAGCAATTTATTACCTTTCCAGCGACATTTAGGTTTGATTATTTTGATTTTGTGTGATATAATTATTAGTTAACAACTACAACCTATGGTGATATATTATGAATTTAGATGCTGTTCTACAAGAATGGAAGAAAGACTGTGAGATTGAATTTAATCAACTAGATGTTAGTTCTCAGGAGTCTCCTCGTCTCCATGCTAAGTATCTAGAGTTATTGTCAAATGCTCGAATGAAACTTAAAGAAATCGAGTTTAAACAAAAATTGCTGCTTAAAGACAAGTGGTTATATTATCAAGGAAAGATGTCCCGTGAAGAGATTGAAGCAAAAGGATGGAATCCGGATCCCTTTGATGGTCTGAAGATTCTTAAAGGTGAGATGGATTACTACTACAACTCTGATCCCGAGATCATGAAGAGTGAGGCAAAGATTACATATATAAAAGAATTAATAGATGTGCTAAAAGAAATTGTCGAGAACATTAAGTGGAGGCACCAAACTATTGGTAACATGATACGATGGAAGCAATTTGAAGCAGGATTCTAAATGCAAGTAATAACCCTGAAAATGAAAGATTACTCGATGCTCCAATT